GAACCGTTTAGCACTATATTCAACATATAGCGTACCCAGAGATACCATATCCACTAGTGATACTTCTTTCATCTCCTTTCCCTTATATACGTATAGACCCAATGGGTGAACTTCTCGATTCTTTTTCTACGATATATAAAAAGGTGCCGCATTCCTGCGATGGTAAGGTGGCGATATTGGCCGACTGCGTAACAAAAAGCAGTAATAACTTTGGTATAACTCGTAGAGTTCACTCTCGACCTGTCAGAACAAGAACAAAAAAAGTCTGACGACAGTTGGTGAAAACCCTACATAGAATTGAGATACAGATTCCTCTAAATATCTCTTTTCCCGTCAAGTTCCAGAGTCAGTTTCCTGATCTTTTCCTTGATGGCGTTAACCTCCTTTACAGATTCCTTGACTTTCTCTAACTTCTTCGAAGTTAGCGTAATAATCTTACGTTCAGAAAGTTTGGACGTCCTATGTAAAGGGGTATTCGGTAATAAGTCACCAATATAAGTATTATTCCAGAACGCTATTTGAGCGTCACAGATAGTACCCGTATTGGAACCATCATCGAATCCATTATTCGTTGGTTGAATATATCCTCCAGGGAGGACTTTCAGGGCTAAAACCCAGGTAACTTGCGCTGTACCACTGTAAGGACGATGTCCTTGTACAGAGGGACCTAAATTATAGAACACACTAGAATCAAAGACAGCCAAATTTAATTGGATATCTTCATAGCTAACAGGTGTTCCATTATCTGTCCATACAGTCCAAAGTACTATACCACTATAACCTTCAGGGAAAGTTAGTGATCCTACCGACTGGTCCACAAGGATTGGGAAGGAACCCTCATTATCAAATGAAGTTCCTAACCAACTGCTACCAGTATTTGGAATGTTGTGCAAGTTAACTTTGAAAAAGTTAGGCAAGGCCAATTCAGACACATTTAGCCTTTGCGGCAAACTAAATTCAATCTCATATTCCAACCAAAGTTCACCGGATATTGCAGACTCAGAAGGAGTCCCATCGGTGGCTACCATGATAAACAAAGGGTCATATAACTTTAAATCAGATTTTGGTCCGATTCTAGTATAATAATCTTTGTAATTCATAATATCCTTTGGAGATATGTCGACATGAAAATTCTGCCACAATGGATTGCGTGTTGAATAAGCATATTCTAAGAGTTCTGCCTTAGTCTCTGGTAGCGACTCCGATACGTTAAATTCTACTGAAAGAATTACCATACCGGGTACTATCGTAGCCTGAGAGGTCTTATAATGCAATCTTAGCTTCCTAACTTTGTATTTTTCAAAAGCGGGCGCAACGATAGATAACCAGGGAAAGCTCTCGCTAATTCCGGGGTTAAATGAAAACTGACTTACCTTAAACAATTCTGTTGAAGGTATATCGGCTACAAATTCCATCTTCTTGAAGAGAAAGTTGGAACTATCGTTGATCTTGGGTTTGGTATACCTGACGTTTTCTACCATTGAAATAACAGAACCATTGTTATTTCCCTTTTTGTTACTTTTATTTTTATTTTTGCTCTGTTTGGATTGAGAATTCATTTTCTTCATCCAATGGAATTTCTTCGCGAGCAAAAAAAGGAACAGTAGGCGCTATCAAGGGTGGCCCCTCCAAATACTGTCCTTCTACAAACAAACGGTTACGACCTTTTACAAGGATTCTATTCTCCGGTTTGTATGCAAGTAAGGCCTCAAGTTTCGGTAATCTTTTATCTTTACCGATTGACTTTAGGAGTGAATTTGATACTTTAGCAAAAGTACGATAGAATTCACCTCGGATAATCATCCGACCATTACGTCCACTAAATCTTTGGCGGGACATGGATGCTAACCAATTGTCCCCCTGCAAAAACCTAGACTCTTCAGTTGCCTTATAAGAGCCCATGATATGTTCAATACCATATTGATCTGTGACTTTGCCCATACCCTTCGGTACGCTGCGGTATACAAACGTTGACTTGACTTGTGCCTCTTGACTAGAATTTTTAATTGGTTTCTTCTTTAATTGCTTAAAAGGAACCCATTGATACTTTAACTGTATCATTTTATTCATTCTAGTGTTATGACGTGCTACAAGAAGTTGACGAGTTGTCACTCTCTTAGGTTCTGCCTTAACCCCTATTCCACCAAGAAAAGCGGGTAAACAAAGATTTATGAGGCCTCCCCCTGTAACTTCTTCAATCCTTTTTTTATTATAAAAAATAAGACGATTGAGAAGCTCGGGACGGTGCTCAATAGCATAATTAATACTCTGTTCCACTGGTCTATTTGAAGGGATACTAAATACAGCATGGACTGGTAGCGTCTTAACCTTAAGAATTTTATTTTTTTTTAAAAAGAAATTCGTCGAATTAAGTTGAGCCACAGTCTTACTGACATAAGTTTTCCCTAGGGATGCCACCAGATCGAATTCTCTAACGAGTTCGAACCATTTATTAATTATACTAAGCGGTGCATAAGCAAGAAAATCATCTCCATTTATCTGGCAAGGGGCCTTGAAAGATGTTCTCTTGAAACTTCTGAGACCGGTGATATGACATTTGTCACCGGAAATAGAACTAACTACTCTATTATCTGTTACTAGATTCCATAGAGCCAAATTAATACAGCAAAGGACTGGAAAGGACTTTATATCACCCATCATTTGACCAAATGTTTGTGTGATGTTATCACTCGTGACAAGGCCGCCAATATCTCTATTGGACCACCCTGTGGAACGAATGTCGCTAATCTTGCGAGTCGCGATCTTACCCTTTGAACATGCTATACGAAGACGTATCCACATGTTCAAAGAAATCCAGTTCTTTTTTGTAGTCTTTGGACCTAACTCATTACCAATACACATAAACTCAAAGATCTTTGCCATTGAAAACCATAATTCTTTTGCGACAGAAACTTCGCTAGGAACACGGAAATCAAGACCCAAAGATTTAATCATCAATATATCAACTTTAGAACTTAATAAAGGAGATAAATTGTCAGTAGCAGCCTCGAAATCAGCAGAGAGAAAGTACAAGTCCTCAGGAATATCTTTAAAATATTCCTTTGATCTGTAAACTAAATTCTCTACATCTTTGACTTCGATGGTTCTACCAAAACACAAGTTTTCCATTCTCTTCATTTTCTTGGAGATTGCGTTTTGAATTGGCTTTCCAGCCAAGAATTCATACGCGGAACTTGTGGTGATTGATCTTACTTTGAGTGGTTCAGCTAAATGTGTAACATTGCCTGTGAGTGACGTAGGTGTAAAGCTACTGGAGAAGAAAGGAACGGGACAAATACCTTCGTATTGTTGACCATCACCCTCCCAGGAGACTTTTGGTGCAAATTGTTCAATTTCACCATACTGTCCATGCTCGTGTCTTTCAGAACAGGAAGACACAGACAGACAATTTACACCGGAGCTCACAAACTCGGAAAAGGAAATTTTACCAAATTGTGAAACAGCATTGTTGATGCTTTTCATATTGTAAACCTTTTCCTGTGGTAACCTAGTCAATCTTTCAATATACTTTTTCTCGGATTCCTTTATGAAAGTATCAGGAACCTTAATAGCTGCATAACGAGAAAGAAAGATTGTGGAGGCAAAAGTAACTGCCTTAACAGACCCTGTCGCAATTCTGCGATGGATAGCCTTGTAAAACCTGCCAAAGAAAGGAAGATACTTATTATTTTCTCTTGGCAAGTGTGGTTTTTCTGGAAGGTCCTTGGATTTATATGCAATAGAACAGAGCGCACAATAATAATACTTAATTATTTTTGTCGTCAAGATTTCATTGTTGCAACAAATCCTAGAGAGGACTTCAGGAAGATCCGTAACACGAAACTCCCTTACTAGTTTTGGAAAGAAACAACGTAAGGTCTCACCAAAAGCTTGCAAAAAAAACCAGTGCTTGGTTCACTTCATAAAGTGTACCAAGTCTTGGGTTTGTTTGTAGGATTAGACTCGAAACATAAGTTAGAGTCTGGGTCAGCGATAGCTGACAGTCGGTGATAAAACTATCAAACAAGTCAGGTACTGACTTGTTCCAATATCTCTTTACAATTTGTTCAAAAGATTGTAAGGTCA